CAGATGCAGCAATAGATTCAAGAATAATTCTTTCTACTTTTGCAAATGACAAGTCAAGTTCTGACTTCATTTCAGGTCGGAACTCCGAACCTAACTGGCTTTCATCTAGCTGTAGTTTAAAGAAACTTGTTTGAACAGGAAGTAGTGCAAGCATTAGTTTGCTTGCCAATGTCACAACACCTTTAGCTCCTACCGATTGGTAAGGAGTTTGGAGCTGCTTCATTCCTGTCGTGTTTTCTTCATGACCACGGATTAAATAAGGAAGGGTAAGCTCTGCTGCTTGCCGTGCTTCTTCTAGAAATTGAGAACGATCGCTTGTTAAAAAGTCATACCTAGTTCTTGCTGACATTTACTATACGTTTAGTGATTTGATTCGTAGACCTTCTCGGCCAAATGTACCTTTAAGTCCTTGTCTTTCCTTCCTGATGGTCATCGCGTCAGGACTACCAGCGCCTTTAACACCCAAGATTCTCTCCCTGGATTGAGGCATTTTATTTGCAGTACTCATTACGTTTGTCATCTGCTTCAGCTGCTCTTGATAACCTGCTTGCTGATCAGCCATGGTCTTCTGCATAGCTTCCATATTTGCTTTCATACCAGAAGTGATGCTATCAATACCACTGGTAAAACCTTTCATCTGCGAGTCAAGTAAATCCGAAAGGCCGTCATCTTTAGGTTGTTCAGGTTTAGATGTTAGTTCCATTCGACCGTATGTATGACCCGGCAGTCCTACATATTGATGGTTCTGACCAAACCTTTTATCAAGCTGTTCGCCTGTAAGCCACTTACCATCAACTACCCAACTCTTATCATATAGGTTGCCATCATTCCAATGAAGAGTTCCAGCATGCTGACCACCCTGTTCAAACACACGTTGTTGATAGGTTGCACCAGATGGTCCAGTGCCTGGTCTCATACCAAAGATGTTTGCATAACGACTACTCATGTTTCTGTCTCCATATAATTAATGATCCATTCAACAACACTGCGTTGACCAGATCTATACATAATTTTTTCAATCGTATCTTCCGGGGAAGGATTAATGGGTGGAAATGTTTCTTCTAATTGGTTTACTAAGCCGCGTGACTGCATGCCACGAGCTTCAAGCATATTGAGGGAGGTTGACATTACTGTGCTCAAAGAATGCAGGCATTCGTGCTGCCCTGGTGAATGAAAGCTCAGGTGCTTTGCCCTGATACATAAGGTTATCGCTCTGATCTAGCCAAAATTTTTTCGACAATTTTCTATCAGAATTTTTGTATGCAAGTGGTTGCATAACCCAATTGATAGTTGCTTTACGTAGCTTGTCTAGGCTTGGAGATATATCTAAACCCATTTCTTTGCAGACTAATGAGTTACAGGCAACATGGATTTGTTCGTCTCTACTAATGTCCGCAGAGACTGTGCGCATACCACTGTCACCAACAGCTCTAAAGAACGGGAGTAGTACAAAGAAAATTGCACGTTCGGCAACCATCGCTTTGGTGATCGTGTGATCTGGATGCGCAATCCAAGCCTGCTGTAACGCCAAGGCTTCTTTTTCAGCTTGTACGTCAACGCCATAAGCATTGGCGATGTAACCAAGTGCCACGTCGTGATTCTCTTCATCCCGTACATTTGAGATGAGTAACTCTCTGGCGAGTGTTGGTACATCAGTGGCCAAGGCATCAGTAATAAAGTCTCCAACGGGTAGTTCCATGTGGCGAAGTGCCAGGGCACGGAAGATAGTTTCTTCAGCACCTTCAAGCACAGGGCCAGCTTCTGTTTGGACTGGTGTCCATTTGCGCTTACGCGCTAGTAATTTTTCATAAGGGTTCATTCTTGACAATCACATGCGGGTTCATCATTAAAAAGTGACGCAAGATAGTCGTCAATATCTTCTTTCTCAAGAGCTGCATAAGCGTCCGACTTATCTTGTGTGTCTCCCATAACCTGAAGGCTATAGTAGAGAGATGTTTGCGGAGACCTAAGCCACTCTTCGATAAAGGCGTTGTCATAGGTGACAACATCACTCCAACTGTTGAAGCTATACCCGTGAAGAAGTCCTGTGCGGTTGAGCAAAGTCATGATGCCATCAGCAACACGCTTGTAGTTGTCCCAACCAACTTCACTAGCGATTTCTACATCGCCATATTCATATGTTTGTACACCAAACGTACCGCTGTCACGGTCTACTGTCCGGTTAATAGGTGGTGCAATCTCTGGTGTACAGGTGTAACCATCTAGATCTTTGCTCCTGTAGCTGCAGCTGGCAGTGGGAGCAATAGCAAAGGCACGTACCATGTTGTTCTGCCTTGCGACGTAAGCAGCCTTGTTGATACCTTCGTCAATTGCATAGACGAGCTTGTAAGCAGGGCTTTTGACTGTCTTGCCTTCGATGTACTGCTCTAGGGCTGTACCAAACTGTTCGTAGGTTACGCCGTACCGCCGTAGGAGGTTGGCGAGCCCGAGCATTCCAAGTCCAACTTGTCTGTCAACGACTGAGGGGAGATACTCTCCTGAAGCGCCAACACCAGTTTTACCGTGGAGTTCACACAGCTCCTGCATACCTTGAACGAAACCTTTTGGGATGTCCCCGTACACACAGGCACCCAGGTTGATATGTTGCAACAAGCATGTTCCGCGTGAGGGCAGGTATACTTCAAGGCATACATTTCCTCTGATTCTGTTTCCTTCATTGTCATACTTAACTTTGTTTAACCAGATGTCGCCTGATTTAATTCCGTGAAGCAAGTCTGGTTTGAACTTGCATTCTTCCCACCACTCATCTGTGATGTTGATGCAGCGTTTAACCCAAGGGAGTTCTGATCTAGGTGTATTAATGAACTCCAAAGCGTCTGGGTGGGAGAGATCGAGGTGAAGAACAATCGCTCCATTTTTATACACTCCGCCGCGACGGAGGATTTCATTTAGTGTTGAATAGATTTTGCCGAAAGAGACTGGGCCAGATGCAACAAGTCCCTTTCCATTTTCTGAGTTTCTGGGTCGCAGTTTCGACAGGTGGATCGCGCAACCCGCTCCGTATCGCAGAGCATGGCTTGCAAATTTCCAGCTAGCTTCGATTCCATTTGGTCCTTCCATTTCGTCTTCAACTACGAAGACAGTGCATGAAACTGGAAGCCGTGACTCAGGATTGTCGAGCCACGATTGTACACGTCCAGTACGTGAGATATATGATGTGGTCATTCGATAATTAGATCGTTCAAATAAGGTGGTTTGTAGTTAGGCCCTTTCAAGACCTTCCCGTCTGCGCGATAGATAGGTTTGCCATCTTCACCCAGCTTCGACATATTTGATTGATGGACACGGCGCATTGCCTCGTCCAGATCCCAATCCTGAGATGCAGCCATTTGATAAGCCACATATACAAGGTCAGCTAGTTCTTTGAGTTGTTCTGCTTCATCCTTGAAGTGGAATGCTTCGTGGAACTCACTCCATTCCTCATCAATCAATGCTTTCTGTACGTCACGCTCAGTAGCGTTCTGGGAGAGAGAATACGCTGCTCGGAACTCTTCCGCCTGATCCATCAAGCTCTGACTCTGCATATGTGTGCTGTAACTCATTTTGTAGATAGTGGATAGCTTTTTCTATGTCTTGTTCTTTGCTGTCTTTATGCCCAGCGCGGCAGATGTACTTCACTGCACATCCGAGGTGATAATTTAGTTGTTGGTCTCTGATGAAGTCCCAGCACTCGATGGTGCCTCTGGTGTAGTAGGCAGGTGAATCGGCCATTGTTTTACTAGGTTTGATACGGTGTTAGCTAACGCAAAGTTTTGCCTTTGCAGTGCCATGAATAATGTAATGATGTCTGCTTTATCTGCCTTAGGAAGTAGATCTTCAAGTCTTCTTAGCTTGAATGATTGCTCCATTGTCGGCTCGATAATTGGCATCGGGAGTCCATGGAATGACGGTATGTTCGATTGGGTCATAGTCTGTATATGTAAGAATTCGTGCCAGCCTTGCATTCAACAAAGCATCCTCTTCAGTTAGATCCTTTTCTTCAAAAGCCTTGACAACAGTCTTCCATGTATAACCATGCTCTTCAAACAAACTTACTGCTCGTTTGACTCCTATTCCTGGTACTCCAGAGTAGCCATCTGTTTGATCACCTGCCAATGTTTGAATTAGATGCCACTTAGCACCTTCATTAGGTTCAATAGTGGTTACCTCTTTCATGTCATATAGTTTGCCAGGGATTTGACGCATGTCCTTATCAGGACTGCAAACAATATTACCAACATTGGCTGTTGCATAAATGCCCATCGCATCGTCTGCTTCAAGCTCTGGCAGTCGAATGACTTCATATCTTTCCGCTAATTGTGAGATAACTTTTCTGTACCCACATGGCTTCTTTCTATTTCGGTGACCCTTGTATTCCGGGTAAATTTTTTTCCTAAAATTCTTAGAGTCACTAAAAAACAAGATGAGTGTGGGTACGTCCCACATAAACTCGTTTTTGATTCTGTTTAAATCACGTTCTACCAATTTCAGTGCTTCAGAAAATCGGCTGACAACGGTAATTACATCATCACCCCAATCAATATCTTCTTCTGCACCAGCGCATGCTTTATAAACTATGTAGTCAGCGTCAATGAGTAGTTTCATCAATGCACCTCTGACCAGTCTCTTCCCTTCTTTGCTTCTGCTTCAATGGGGATTCGTAAGTTGTAGTACTCTCCAGCCTCTGCAGCGCTAAATACCAAGGATGTTGATAAGTCGTCTGCGTGTTCTGGAGCGCACTCGAATTGTAATTCGTCATGTATAAATGCGAGTTGTGATGCACACAACCCTAATTGTTTAATAGCGTCATCGTTAATAACCATCCAGCGCTTAGCGACGCACGCGGCACCGGATTGAAGCAAGAAGTTTAAAGACTTATGAGGACTATCTACTTTAATGGGTCTACCATCAATGCTTAAAATAATTCCCGTCTGCGTAACTTTCTTTTTAACTGCTTCCAGTAGTTCCGACAATCCATCAATAGCAGAAACAAATGCTTCTCTAATTTCTTTGCCTTTCTTCTTAGCTTGTGTCTCACTTAAGGCTGAGTCATAGGAAAACCCAATCTTGGCATTTCCGGCACCGTAGATGAAGGCATAGCTAATGGTTTTGACTTGTCTCCGAGTAACCCCGATGGCGTCGGCATTAACTTGGTGAATGTCTCCATTGAGGAGGATATCTGCATACCTGCCGCCATCAAAACGACCAAGGTAGTGAGCGAGCATCCTAAGTTCAATACCTGCAAGATCAGCACCAACCATGAGTTGTCCTGGTGTCGCAGTGAAGAGTTTTCTGAATTCTTTTTCATTTTTAACCTGTGCGAGGTTTGGGTTTCTATGGGCGCACCTGTGTGTGCTCGTTGCAACGCTTGCATGATGATGTATCCGGTTAGCATTCGTATTCAGCTTGAGCCATGCGTTGGTGCCTTCGGAGATCATCCCCAAGCTCTTCGTAATATCGAGACATTTCAGAAATTCCAAAGCAATCGATGGCCCACCTGATGCAGCCGTCTCCTTCAGTACAACTTCGTCGATAATCGGCTTCCCAGTAGGACTCATCTGAGTCGGCTTCCAGCCATGAAATGTTTGCAGGATCCATGAAATATGATCTCTTGAAGTGGGATTTGTTTCTTTTAATCTTGTGAATGTGCACCCTTTGACGTATCCAGATGTTTTGTTATCTCGTTTAGGAGTAAATTCTGATCCTGCAACGAAAGGGTGCCTGTTGCGTAATAGCTCACAAGTTTGTTCAAGCTCTGTTCTGAGAGACGATGCAAGTTCCCATGCAGCGCGTTCATCAAAGTGCCATCCATGTATCTCTTGTTGTGTAAGTATCTGAGCTACTTTGTGCTCTAATTTGACCCACTCAGGTATTTGTGGAAGTGGTCGCATAGTTTGATTGTGACGTTTACATCTTGAGCGCAGTAAGTCTCCATCTCTGGTGACCATTCCTGCCAATCCGTAGTCTTTCCAAACTCTCCCTTGTATTCACCTAACCTGTAGCCATATGCTTCTAGCGAGTGTCTTCCTCGCAGTTGAAGTGGCATGTTTGGTTTATCTAACTTTCTATCTACATCCAACATGTCTGTGTGATATAGACGTGATAGTAATAGAGTGTCTACTACTAAAGACTTTGGATCAAACCAAGGATATAGTTTTTGAATTACTGGGATGTCGTATCCAATGATGTTATGTCCAACTAGTACATCAGCATCTTCTAAGCGTTGAATGCCACGTACCAATGGTTCTTGATTACCTTCATCGTTGTAGATAATTGTTTGATCAGCTTCGCTATCGTAGATAACAAGGCAGTGGATCTTGGTAACATCATTCAGTAATCCGTTTGTCTCCAGATCGAATACCAGCATTTTTCCATTTGTAGGTTTTATCTACGAACTGTGCTCTTTGTACAGCCTCAGGCGTAGGGGGATTTGGCTTTTTTAAGTAAGCATCCTGTTCAGCTTTAAAAATCTGTTGTTGGATCGAACTCGTGATTGGATTCAGTTTCATTAAATTTACAAGTATTGAGGTCGTAATTCAGTTGGCAAGCTTCACCAACTTCGCCTGAATAGCGATTCTTAAGGACTCGCACTGTTGTAGCATTCCGTTCAGAATCACTCTGTTGATCTCTTTCGAGTGCGATAACTGCATCTGATAGTTGGCCAATACTTCT